TTTGAATTTGCTCGTTGAGTTTTCCTTCCATTTCATCAAGTTTATCTACCATACTCTCGATTACATCATATCTATCTTCAGGGATTGAAACATAATGATCTTCAAAAAGACCTCTCATTCCTTGGAGGAATGATTCGGTCATTTCAGTTTTGAGACCGTGCTCAACTGCAAGTGCGTTTTCAGAAACCCACTCATCAGCAACATACTCAAGGTATGCATCGACACGATCAACAAGACCTTCTTTGATTACTTCAATTTCTTCAATGAGTGCATTTTCATAAGTTTCTTGAAGTTCTTCTTTGATTTCAACAACCTTAGAACGGATTGCTGCCTCAAAAATTGTTCTTGCCTTTTCTTGGAACTCTTCCGAGAGATCCTCACCAGCAAGGAGAGCATTAACATCTTCTTCGATGTCAAAGTCTTCCTTCATTTCATCTTCGTCTTCATCTTCTTCTTCTTTAGAAGACTTTTTACCTTTCTTTGGTTTTGGATCTTCTTCTTCGTCTTCGTGAGACTCTTCAGATACTACATCTTCTTCTTCATCTTCTTCATCGACAAGATCTTCATCTTCTTCAGTCTCTTCCTTAACACCTTTCATAGGATCTGCTGCAGATGCCTTAGCATTTACAACATCTCTAACTTGTGCAAGAGTTGTGGCAGGATCCTTGAGTTTTGAAGAATCGTCATCGGGACGATAATTTTCTGGAGTTGGACCACCCAAATCTTCCCAAGAACCAGTTTGACCTGGAGTTAAAATAGGAGTTGCACTCTTTGAAGGAGTTTCGGCAGGTGAGGCTCCTTTGGTTACTACGTTTTCCATTTCTTGTAAATTTCTACCAACGGACATTTTTTTAGATCTTGTATTATAATCTATATTTATTTATAATTTATAGATTTCCTAAGAAATCTTGAAACAATTGAACTTTATGCTCTTGTAGAGTTTTTTCATCTACAAGAGTATTAATTCTCTTCTTTGTTTGCTCTGCAAGTCTTTCACGAAGGATTCCTCCTTCCCAAATCCATTCCTTCCCTTCAAATATTCCCTGTACAAAAGCATCGGGAGCAGAAGGATCTGCCACAATATCAGCAGCAGTTGCGAGCATAAAGTCTTTACCAACAATTTTATGACCTTCATTAGTCATTTGGAGTGATCCAACACCACGAGAAGAAACTCCAAGACAAACGCCTTCTTTAATAAGAGATTCGGCAATCTTACCCATAGGAGTTCCAAGAAGTTGTGCCTTACCAATAAAATTGCATCCCTTTTGTTCTAAGGAAACAATCTTATGAGAAACACGGTCAAGATTTACCGTAGGACCATCTGGATGTCCGAGTTCTCCAAGAGCACGACCTTTACAAACGAATGCTTCATTATATCTTGCCACTTCTTTCGCAAGAGTTTCCATCGGATACATTCTACCGTTACGGTTACAAATGTCTCCCTGAAGGAAAACTCCTTGAATAAAGGTTTTAGTTTCTTTACCTACTTTTTCGGTAATAAACTCTACGTGTGAGACTTCTTCTGTGATGAGTTTCATTTTTATTCGGTGACTAACTGAACGATTTCTGTGATACTTACATTTTGAGATCCATCTGCCGCAAGAACACTCACTTTCACACTTCTTGCAATATTTGCATTAGTTGTAGTAATTACTCCAACAATAGAAGAACTATTGTGTGAAATTGTTAAAGAATCATTAAGCACTTGAGTGACTAATTTATGTTCTGTATTAATTCCTGCCGGTTGGGCATTTTGGATAGTAACATAATCACCAACTAAAAATGGATTTCCTGCATTTTCACTAAAAGAAACAATTGTTGATGTTCCCGTAGTAATTCCCGCAATCTTTTGTCTTGCAAGTCTTTCTTTCAATACTTCATTACCATATGGACCAATTTGAAAAGAATTTACGGTGGCAACAGGTTCACTATCAATTTCAACATAGACCGATGTTAGTCCAGTAGAAACTCTCAAATATCCACTTTTAAGAGCAATAGGATTGCTAGTAGTTGCTGCACCCGCAGTTGCAGTTATTCTATTTACTTTTTGTACAACCTTAATTGCCATTACTCTTGGTCCTCCGTATTGTCTTCATCACCAAACATCGATGCCGCAATATAAGGTCGGGCAGAATCAACTCTGTCCGATGCTTTTGCGTATAATATTTCTTTAATTCTATCGGATACATCGGATGCCGAAGCATCTGTTGCAATCAAATCGATAAGTTCTTCCATAAAAACAATTTATTATTATAAGATTATTTATATCTTGCCACCTTTAGGTTCTGGAGGAGGTTCTGGAGCAACAGGTTCTTGTGGAATTTCTTCTGGAACTCCTTCTGCCGGTGGAACTTCCCCACCTTCTGGAATTGGATTTCCCATTTCATCTACCTGAGCATTCGGGTCTGGGAGAATACCTTTAGCAATTTCATCATCAATCTGAGCATCAATTTCGATAATTTCTGAATCAGTTTGACGAAGAATCTTTTTACGAACATATTCGGTAGAAAAATACTTTCCGATATATGCCTCCATAGAAGTAACAAGTGACAATCTATTTGTAAGTAATTCCGCCTCCTTAAGTTCGGCAAAATGATTATCATATAAGAAATCATACTGAATATGATCGCTCATAATCTCCCAATCTTCTGGAGTTACAACATTCTTAAGGAGTAGTTGAGTGCGAAGCATATCATTAAACATATTTGCAAAACGCTTTCTTAGGCGTCCGACAAACTTAGAAAACTTAAGTTCATCTCTTAGAATTTCTGATGAACGTCCCAGATTGAATCCATCACCACCACCAGCAATTCTGGATTCTGGAACTCCAAGTGCCCTATAAAGTTTTTTCTGGAAATATTCAATATCTGAAAGTTCGCCAAGATTTTGACCACCAGGTAGAGTTGTTATTTCAGTTCCCCTACCACCTTCTCTTCTTGGAAGCCAGAAATCCTCAAGCATACTCATATACTTGCGATCATCACGAACTTCACCTGTCTGTGCATCATAAACTAATTTATTGCGGTAGCGACTCATAACCTCCTTGAGGTATTGCTCTGCTTTTACCTTTGGAAGATTGCCAACATCAATATAAAAAATACGACGCTCTGGTGCTCTGGATAATCTGTAAATCACCAGAGAATCTTCAATCATTCTAAGTTGATTGAGTGCCTTAATTGATTTGTGGAGATATGATAGTACTGTTCCTTTATTTCTATCTACTAATCCAGAAGTGCAGTAAGTAACAGAATCTTTTGCTATCTTTACCGAATTCTTTGCTGATGAACTAAAAGTACCTGAGGGATAATTAGTGGTTGGAGTATAGATAAAATATTCTTCAATTTCTGGATATGTAACCTGATTTACATTAAAATTGGTAAGTGCAGATAAATTTGGTCCAGAATTATTATTTGTCTTTTTTTCCTGACGAACGTGCTTCATCTTCATAGGATCAATATATCTCAATTCCTGAATTCCATCTTCAGGTTTCTTTACATCAATAATTTTGAGATAAAATAGTCTTCCGTCAACATACCAGTTTTTAAAAATTTCGTGAGACTTCTTATCGAAGTCCATAATTTCTTTGATGTGCTTAAATTCTTCTCTTATAACTTTTTTTAGTTTATCGCTCGCATTCAAATTTGATAGTTCTATTTCAACTGGAGAATCATATAAGTCACTTACAATTGCTTCATTAACAACATCTTCAATTGCTCCATCACATTCTGGATGAAGAGCCATCTCACGATATCTTCTAATTAGATCATATTCAGTTCTGTAAACACCTTCAATATCAATAGTTTGCCCATAAAAACCCGATTGGATATAATGATCAACCCCGTCCTCATTATTAGGAGGAACGGGGGAGACTATAGATTTGGATTTTTTTTCATTATCCTCAATTGAAAAACCAAAAAGTTTCGCCATCTTATAAAGTATGCTTACCTGTTATAGTTTATTTAGTTGATATCTTCGCCACCAGCAGCAGGAGAATCACCCTTGACTGCTTCCCACCAGAGAACTTGCATTTCTACAGTAAACTCCTGAATTGCATCAGTTTCATATGCTAACTGAATTGGACTGATATTTGTTGGAAACAAATCATAGAAATGATATGCTCTTAGAGTTGAACCATCACGATCTAAGTGGTAAACAAATGCATCTGCCTGATATAGTGCAGGATCAGTAACTCCAGTGTTATCAGAAACTCGGTTGATTACATTCATCCAATTTTCAAATGCCGAACGAATGGCAAAATCAGTATCGTTAATGACGGTAATCGTCCAACTTTCAAAGGTGCGGTCTCCTGCTAATTTTAGAGTTCTTCCTCTAAAGGCAACTTCCAGTGGAGTCACCGTTGAACCTGGAAGTGCCGCCGTTTTGACTAAAAATCTAGACTTGTCGAGAACATTAGTGTCAGCAGGAGCAGCATCTGGGAATGAAAGAACAACCTCAAAGAGGTTACTTCTAGCACCACCACCAGATAACTTACTCTTGAAGTCTGTAATCTTCCTTAAAGGGGGTGGATTTAATTGATTTCTGGTTGCCATAGTTTTTAACCTCTGTTAATTAAAAGTTGCCGATTATTTCTTCAAAATCAACACCAGTCTTGGTGGCAATAAAGGTAAGACCGATGAAGTTAATCGATCTCGCTGGTTTAATGTAGATGTCTGCTCTAAACTCATTAGCATCAATAACTGCTGCCGTGTTATTAGTTTCATCAGCAATTACGACATAATCAAAGATGCCTCTCTTTGCCTGAACATCACGCAAGAATGGTTCAATAGTATTTACAAAATTAGTTCTTGTAATTTCATCGTTAAACTCAAATAGCACATCCCTAGCGGCACGAGAAATAGCATCCTCAAGGTAGATGAAGAGTCTGCGAACATTAATACGATCAAATGCTGATGTTCTTGCTAATCCAGTCTTATCACCGAACAGAATAATACCTGCTCCTGGTGAGAAGATGATTGGATTGATTCGGTTTGTATAAAGACGATCTCTCTGAGACTTACTTGGAGTATAAGCAAGTTTAACAGCATTTAAGATGGCACCTCTTGAGGTTCCTGCTGGAGAATACCAGGGGAAGTAATTAATGTCACTACGAGCACAAAGACCGGCAATATCACCGTTTAAAGGAGCATATCTATAAGTATTTGCAAATCTATCGTACATATACTTATAACCAGAATCAAATACTGCATAAGACGAAGATGCTACGGAAGAGAAGAAACTAATTACATTATTTGTAATATCAGTAGAGTTTCTAACCGTAACTTCAGTTTGTACTGACGTATCAGTAAGGGCAGAACTTCTGTAAGGTGAAATGAAGGCAATTGCATCTTTTCTGAGTTCGGCAACCGAAATAAGTTTGTTTGCTAGTTCTTGTGCAGTTTCTTTCGCATAACCAGCAGATCCCATCAATAAGAAATCTACTTTGATATCTTCTGTGTTCTCAAATAAATCATATCCGTCTTTTAGTTCTGCTAGAGTTGCGGTAAGAGCACCGGTAGTTCCAATTCCTGTTTGTCCATTATAGTTAAGACCACCTGCTAACGTGTAAGTATTTGCACCTGCGGCACCAAAAATGATACCTTCTGCGGGTTGGTCCCATCCATTATCGGTCGTTAAGTCAAATTGATTCGGATCATATCCTGTTGTGGTAAGACCAGCAGGAGCACCACCAGCAAAGATATTTGCAGAACCTGCGGCAATATATTTTCTCCAATAAGAAGTACTTCCGGCAGAAAACTCCGCATCAGTTGCCTTAGAAAGACCTATATGCTTTTCAAGAATTGTTCCGGCATTACCAGTAACTGTTCCCAAATCATCAATAACTACTACGTGAACTTCATCAAATCTTGATCCTCTTGGTTCTGCAAATGCCGAAGTTCCTGGTGCTGGTGCTAGATTATTCCACTGAATGTTGGGAGTAATATATTGCTGACTGAACCAATCAAGTTCACTAGCGTAAGATGTGGTTCCCAATGAAACCAGAGAGTCTCCGGTTGTAACGATACCGACAATTCCAGATTCGGTAAAGCAATAAGTTCCGTCTTGTTGATAATCAACAATTGTTTCTGTATTTCCGGAGGATACCTTACTTAAAATCTTAACAGCAATTGAACTGGCACCAACCTCAGTAATGATTCCTTTTAGATAAGAACCAGTTAACGATATGGAAGTACCCGTTCCAACATCTGCTTTTCCGGTAAGGGATTGAGTTACACCGTAACCAACTCTGGCAAGCGTAGTTACAATACCGCTTAAAATTTGGTCTGCCTTGGAGTCAATAATTGCTACTTTGATTCCGTTTGCCCAAGAACCAGGATTTCTTGCTGCTACAATAACATTTGGAATGGTATTTTCATCATACCCCAATTCTTCATAATGATCTAAACTCTTAATTTTAACGGTTGCAACTCCTACAGATGCAACACGGGCATTTTTTAGATCGGCGTCGTCTGCTCTGACTACCTGTAATGAACCACCATACGAAAGGTAGGATGAAGCAACCATCCAACTTTCATAGTGCTTATCTGTGGAGTATGGTTCGCCAAAATTATTCAGCAGATCATTTTCATTCTCTACTAAGGTTGGCGAATCTACAGGTCCCTTTGCGAAAGGTGCAA